GGGCTAATAACGAACCGACGAATTGGATTTTCGGGTACGCTGTCTTCTGCAAGTGGATTGTCACGGACAAATCCTTGGAAGATGTATGAACGCTTCTTCCAATATTTACGACCCATTTCTTCAAGGCTCTTGTCCTTAAACCAAGTACGAACCTCTGTAAGAATTGGGCAGGTTTCATTATACATTTCTACACATGGAACCTGAACAATAACAGGCTTGCTGCCCATTTGACCCTTCACTCCGCTAAACGGAAGACGAATCATTGCACGTTCAACCCAAAAGAAATCGTTCTTTGCGTCACCATCAGGTAAGAACCTAACACGTGCCGTTGCACCTTCTGGAATGTCCCAATGTGGATAGATTGCGTTATCACGACCGCCGCCGTTATTACCGCCTGTGCGGTTTTCTTGTGCATTAAGTTTTGCACGGATTTCTGCCAATGAAGCCATAGTTTTTCCCTTTCTGTTTGCCTATGTTGTGCCTTATACACCTGTTACCAAGCGCATAATGTATTTATACATGGTAGCAAGAGTAATAGCAATATATTTTCGGCTCATGATAAAAAATAGTTCATTTAGATATAAATGTCAATTAAAAAATTTCACCATGACCAGTAAGTTCTTGATACCAAGCGTAAAAATGTTTTGGTATTTTAAGTTCCCATCCTTGACAATCTTCTATCCAATGAGTTGGTGGATTTGCAACATGCATATAAAGAGGTAATATTTCTTTATCATTTATTATTAAATGTTTTATTTCCACTGCACCTGAAGTTACATTTAAGTTAAAATTTATCTCTTCATCTATATTAAAATATAATATTTTTTCAATATTTCTGTTATTAACATAAAATTCATAGTTAGGATTATAATGTAAATTTATTTCTACTTTAACAATTAATTTATTAGTAGTTTCAATATCCATAATCTGTGAGAAATTTTTTATATCTTGGTGCATAATTTAAAATACTGTTTTTTCTTAACTTTTCAAAACTACAAATAAATCTTATTAATTTATATCTATCTTCTTCAACATCTTTAGGAATTGTATAGTTTTTAATTAAATTGTAATATTCAATTATATTATTTGATATAACTTTATCAACAAATATATTATTTCTTACATTTATTATATCATCTGTTTTATTTAAATTATATTTTTTAATAATATTTTCTAACTTTACTATTATTTCTTGTCTTATGTCATTTGGCAGTAACTCTATTCTTAATACACTTGGTTTGGATAAAATATCACAACTTTCAACACTAAATTTATTTTCAATTATATATTCTGCTAATTGATCAAATTCATATATCGTAAATATATTTGGTGTAATTCTTAAATTAATAAAAAATTTTTCATTAGATATATTTTTATATTTGTTTATATTATTCAATATATCCTCTATTTTACTTGGATATCTTACATAATCATTTAATTTTGATACTGTTTCAATACTAATTCCTAAATGAAATTGCTTAAAAGTTTTAATGTATTTTTCAATCTTTTCATTAAAAATTGTTGCATTTGTTGTTGTTCCTATTATTACATTGGTAATTTTATTTTCAATTAAGGAATCACATATTTTATAAAAAGATTTCATGTGTAATGTTTCGCCACCAATAAAATGAATATATTTTATATTAGGTATCATTATTAATTCATCGATAAATTTTTGAACCAAATTATCATCATTTGTCCATGAATAATAATCACCTTGTAAAGGGAATAATTTGCTTTCATATTGATTCATTATTTGATAGTCTTTTGAAAGTCTACTACTATACTTTGGGTCACACATAATACAAGAACTGTTACATACATTACCTAAATCAATTTGTAAATCTACAGGAAAGTAATTTGATTTGCCTTCGTTTTTGAAACTATATTTGAAATATTCAAAATGAGGACTACAACGAGTTTTTATATCAAAATTTTCGTCAGTAATCCCACTTTTTAATAGTTGTTTTTTTCTACCACTTAATTTTTCAAAACTATCTTGATAATAGCAAGATTCACAAACAGTTTGTTTTTTACCATCTAAAAAATTCAAACGAAACTGTTGCATTTCATTACTATTATAAAATTCTTGAATTGAAGTATTTGCAATATTTTTTGTTATATTTTTTGAATTAGCCCATCGACAAATATTGTAATTACCATTTGGTAAAATTCTTATATGAAACCATGGACTGCTGCAAAAAGTATCTTTAAACACAAACTATTTAATTACTTGCTAGATGCAGAAACAATAACTGGTGTGCTGTCAATTTGTGTTCCAGTTAATATTATTTGATAATTGCCGTCGTCTAATGGACGCATATCAACAGAGTGATTAGGAAAGTTTGGCAAAACTTGACTTAAAACTTTCCAACTCATGTCAGCACTTGTTGTATACTTTTGTTGGTTTGCCCAATTTTGTAACCAACCTAAATCGTAAGTATCAGCCACGTTGAATAGTTGCTTCAATACGTTCTAAAACTTGGATTGCTTCCCATAGATGCTCTACGACTGAACCAGCAAGACCACCCGTGTCAACTCGTCTCACCATCAGGTCTTTTGCTTCAGCACGAAGTTGTGCAAGTGAATTAATAACGTCTTTTATTGACGCATTACTTGGAAGCATATTTGCTTCAACTACTTCGTTTTCGCTTAAACCAGCAAGTCTCTTAATATCTGCTAAATCTTCACTCATTTTACAACAATTCCTGCTACTGCTTGCATCCAACGAAGATCAGCCTTAATGCTTTCTTCTGTCTTTTCTTTCTTGTCCTTTACTGCTTTCTTAAATGGTTCTTCTTTGTCACCATCACCATCAACATCAAGGAAATCTGGCTTTGCTTTTGCTTCTTTTACTGGATAAGTTTTGCCATCAACTTCAAACTCTTTTTTACCAGCTGCTTTTGCTTTTGCAAGTTCACCACTAAATTCATTACCTTCATTAGGTTCTTCACTTACAGCTTCTTCGTCAGTATATTCAACATCATTATGCTTCATATAATCACGTGCTGTGTCAAGATAGTCAAGTGCCTTTGTGATTTTTGCTTGAACCCATTCAGGAAGATTTTCATCATCTTGTAGAATTGCTTCAAGTTCTTTTGCCGCATCTGCTGCACCAGCAAGATCATTCTTTGCCATACGACCTTCTTGATCATATTCTGCCTTGTCATCTGTGCTTGGCTCATTGTTGTCAGGTTGTTCATCACGATTCTCATCATCATGTTCTTCTTGTGCATAAACATAATTTTCGTTAAGAGGCAAACCTGCCAATTTACGCATTTCCATTACTTCTTTTGACATTTTGGTTTCCTCTACTTTATCTTCACTTTTTTCTGCGTCATCCCAACGCTTGTCATCTGCATCATCATCGGCGTGTTCTGGTTTATCACCACTACCACCTTCTTGAACATTTTCTAATGCACCATTCATAAGTTTTTTTGGAACATAAGCGTCATCGCCAAGTTGTTTTAATCTTTCTGCTACCTTTGTAATTTGTGCAATTAATTTGTCTTCTTTTGCACTGTCACGAGTATTGCGTAACTCACTCATAAGATCATTGTATTGTTTTTGTAGCATTTGTTTTGGTGTGCTAGAGCCACTTGGTGGCATTTTCACATCAGGTGCACCAGGAAAGTTTGCTTCGTTCGTAGTGCTTTCCATTGCCTTTTTGATCCAAGCACGTGCTTCATCTTCACTTTTAGCGTGGAATACATCACGACTTGGGTTACGCTTTAGAACTACTTCATAGCCGCCTTTTGCATCGGGCTTAATCATATATGGAACTGGTTTGCTATCAGTCATACTTGCAGCACCAGCACCAATACCAGCGGCAAGTGCACCAGCTGCTATTGTTTTACCAATGCCTTCATCTGTTTCTTCTTCGCTTACCGCATCTTCTTTCTTTACAAACTTGTCTTTGATTGCGCCTTTTTCTTCTTCACTCGCACCTTCACGACCAGCCTTTTGTAATGCTTCAAAGCCTTTCTTGCCATACTTTTTAATACCAAGATAACGTTGTAAGCCACTTTCTTCAACTTCTTCTTCGCTTACAGCATCTTCACGCATACCAAGTGATTGCATAACTTGATTTACCATAGCACTTACATCACTACTGCCAATTTCTTCTGCACCAACGTGGTCTTGTGCTACGTTATGGATAGCATCTAATACTTTGTCAAGACCATGAGCACGTAGCATTTTGTTTGCCATATCACTGCTCATTAAACGATGACTAATTGCATCAGTAATATCTTCTACACTGGCACCCATACCTTCTTCGCCAATGCCCATGATTTCTTCAGCAAATTGTTCACTTTCAGTGCGACTCTTTTTAACTTTACCAACTTTACGTGTAGTATCGTGACGATATTCTTTTTCAAGTTTTGGATGCTTCTTAATAAGATTTAATTCTTTAAGATATTTTTGTGCAAGAAGGATAGCTAATTTTTTATCACTTGCATATTCTTTATCACTGCCTTTTTGACCAAAAGCTTCACCTTCACTGCTAATAAGGTCACCCATAAGTGCAGCAAAGTTAGCAACATCATCGCTATCAGGTGCAACAAGACGATTTGCAATATCACCAAGAATAGCAACTGCCATCGCTTGATTATCGGTATAGCTACGTGTTACAAGCAACTTGTCAAGACCAGGATCAGCCTTTAATACTAACTTAAACTTTGGATCAAGAATCTTGCTTTTAACACTATCACTAACTTCATCAAGTTTATTAAGCGTATTTTCACGAAGTTTCTTGTATGCACCAACTGCACTTGCAAGATAACTATCAAGATTTTCATTATAAGTTTGTTGTGTGAACCAGCCTTTTACTTCGCTTAAATCATCAACATTTTCACCAAGGAAATCTGCAAGAAGTTGTAGACTTTCATCAAAACGACGACTGTTGTTTGAAAGACGATTAAGATGACGCTTAATATTTTCCTTCATAGTTTGGGCGGCACGAATTACATTACCTGCTTCTGCTGCTTCATATGTGCGTGTGCGTGTTGCTGTTGCAAAGCGTCCCAGATTACGCATTTCATTTACAGCACGACTGATAATTTGACCATTATTGTCATAAGGATTGCCGCCACGACTTACATAGTTTGCCATAGCTTTTGCACCACTTACGCTCTTAAATGGCAACAAGAACTTTTCACCGCTTTCATTTACAAGAAAGATACGATCTACTTTAAGCAGACGATTGTTTGGGTTTTCCAACATACGTTCATTATGAACTACGTGAATTTTTACGTTATTAAGGTTGCCTTCGCTAACCTTACCACGGCGTTGCCATAATACACGGCTTTCTTCTAATGATTCTTTCATTTTCTTTTTCTCTGGGTTGGT